GTGGAATCACGGAAAAGATAAAGATCCTCGAGCAGGCCTATCGGATACTGTACGGGCTCATGGCCGACCCGGAGGCGAAGGTAGAGACAGTCGGCGATGCTGCGATCATCGAGAAGGCAGCTCGGCTGAGGGCGCTGTGGCAGGAGGTCGATCAGCTCGAACAGGCCGAGAAGACCTACAGGCAGCAGACGGCCGAGATCGCCAGGGCTCGAGGTGTCGATGTGGCCCGGCTCGTCATGGTCGACGCGACTGCGGAGGTGCCTGCACACTTCATCCTGACTGCTCCGACGCTCGACGAGGCGGGAGAAGCCCGCATCGCCGACGGGTTGCGGAAGGTGATCCAGCTGACGATGGGCGGCGTCTTCATGGAGCACGAGGCGCTGAAGGCAACGATGGCCGCGATCATCATGAGCGCCGGGAACGTGCTGCCGGAGTGCGACGACAAGAAGAAGAAGGAGATCTGCGCGGCGATGACCGACTTCGATCTCGAGGAGCTCGCGCAGGCTCTAGGCCTCGGCGACGGAGGGCCGCCACCACAGCCTTGACAGCGCATGCGTTGCTACGACATCATCAGCTTGTGAAGCAAACCACAAAGAAGGAGAAGTCGGATCGCCTTCTCCGCGTGAGGTCGCGTGTAGCAGCCGGCAAGAGCGATGCCGAGATCGCAGTTGATCTTGGCCTCGCGGAACGCGATGTCTTCAGCCTTCGTCAGCTCGCCATGAAGCAGGAGCTCGACAGGTACGCGGGCAACACGGAAGAGGCCTTTGCCGGCTACGCCATCTTCATGGCCCAGAGGATCGACGATCTCCGCAAGCTCCACGCCACCCTCAAGAAGAGCAAGCAGGGCTCCGCCGCCGTAGGCGCCATCAAAGCGCAGGCCGAGCTGTACGACAGGATCCTGAAACGCGGTGAAGAGCTGGGGCTCATCACGAAGGTGGGCGACGGCAGCAAAGCCAGGAACCTCATCGGTATGGCCGACGAGGAGCTGGCAGCTGAGCTCCATGGCCGTCTCATGACGGTCCGGAAGATGCGGTCGGAGTGCGCAGGCATCCACTTTTCGGAGGTCACGTACGATCCGCCGGAGCGCATGCCGAGCAAGAGGCCGCCCAAGCCCGGAGAGAAGAAGAAGAGTCGTCCGCCGACCAAGAGGGCTGGCGTCTTCAGGATCAAGCGAAAGGCTTCCTTGCCTGCGAACCATGATCTGGGGTAAGAGAAAACGGTCGTAGGCTACGCCAAAACGGAGAATGCAGATGTCCGCGAACTTCCCACGAATGACCGGCAACTTCAAGGCAACGAACGCCGAGCTGACCGTCGAAGGCGATGTCGTCGGCTTCCGGCCGTCGAAGGTGGAAATCACCAACGAGACCAACGACTGCAAGTTCGAGTGGCACGAGGGGATGGGCGACGACACCGGCGTCCTCACGCTGGCCGCCGGGACCAGGACCTACCTCGAGTCGGATGGACTGACCCCGACCGCCACGGGCTTCACCATCGCGGCCATCGCCAACATCAACGACACGACCGGTGCCGCTGCCGAGGCGCTGTCCTTCTTCGCGCTCGGATAGGCTGAGCGGTGCCTGCCGCGTCGACATCGGCGGCGGGCGTAACAATCCTCAGCCGCCGGGAGCTGCACAAGCAGCTCGAAGAGGTCGAAGAACTCCACGGCGCGACGCTGCGCGAACTCATCATCGACCAGCGTCGCGTCGATGTCTTGGCACGAGTCATCCTCGGCCTCCAGGTCAAGTGGCATCACTGGCGGATGCTCAAGCACCAGTCTCTCTGGGATTGGTGCATGGCCCTTATGTGGCGCGGCGGCGGGAAGACGCTCGTCTGGCAGGTCGTCACGACGATCATGGAGATCCTGATTGACCCCAACATCAGGATTGCCTACGGATCTCGTGCGGCGACGAATGCGATGGAGACGCTGGACGCTGTCCAGCAGCACTTCGTCAAGAACGAGCGTCTCCGCGCTGTCTTCGGTGATTTCACGGGTGGAGACACCTGGAACAAGACGGCGATCACGGTAGGGAAGCGGTCGAAAATCTACCGCGAGCCGACTGTCACTATCGTCTCCCCGGAAGGCGCCGTCGCGTCGAAGCACTGCGACATCTTCTACGGCGACGATCTGGTAGACAAGTCGAACTCGCAGACCCAGAACCAGCGAGACTCGCTGTACGATTGGTTCTGGGGCACGGCGATGCCGATCGTAGAGATGGACGTCTCGAAGGTCCGCATCTCCGGTACGCGCTATCACCCGAAGGACTTATATTGGTCGCTGGGGGCGCCGTCCGCGGCCGGCGAACTGCAGACAGACGATCAGATTGACTCTCCGATGCGGACCGAGCAGATCCTGATCATCGAGGCTACCTATCGCGACGATGAGGGCGAGGAGCTCTCCGTCTGGGAAGAGAAGTTCCCGATCAAGGAACTGCAGAAGCGTCGAGCGTCGAACCCGCTCCAGTACGAGGCGCAGTACAACCAGAACGTGAAGCCCATGGCCGGCGGCGGGCTGATCAAGTTCGAGCAGGTCAACCGCTTTCCTGTCCAGATGCTCGAGCGTCTACACCCGGGCGGCCTTCCACATTATCTCGGCGTCGACCTGGCCATCGGGAAAGAGAAGAAGCACGACGAGTTCTGGGCCGTGGTGGGCGCGTACGACAAGAGTGCCGGAAACATCTACGCCATCGCCCAGATCCACGGTCACTTCACCTTCAGCGAGCAGCGAGCCTACATCATCAGGCTGGCCGAGGAATACGACATTGTGCGCGGCGTGGTCGAGGCGGTAGCCTATCAGGCAGCGATGGTCGGCGAGCTGAAGGAGGAGAATCCTCTGCTGCCGATCGTTGGCTACAAGCCAAGAGTAGACAAGCGCACAAGGATGGAGCGGCGTACGCCGCTCTTCGAGGAAGGGAGAGTGCACGTGGCGCGCGGCATGGACGACCTGGTCGGCCAGCTCGTCAACTTCACCGGCGAGAAGGGCAAAGCGGACGACGGTGCTGATGCCTGGATGCTCATGGTCCGCGCCATCCAGGTCCGCAAGAAGAAGGCGCGACAAGACTTCGGTCTGTTCTGAGGTGTAGCATGGTTGCGAGTTTGCGAAAGACGGTCGACGAAGTCGGGGCGAAGCAAGATCGCCTCATCAAGGCCTATGTGATCAAGGCCGAGGGGGATGACACTGATGCCCAGATGGGCATCCCGAATGTCGCCCACACGAAGGGCCTGCCCGACGACCCGTTCGAGCAGCTCCAAGAGAAGGTCATCAAGCCTCCTTATGATCCGCAGTCGCTGGTGAGGATCGCTGAGTACTCTGTGTCGCTGTCGAGCAACATCGAGACGATGGAGATCAACATCCCCGGTTTCGGTCATAGCCTCGACACTATCTTCCCCGGTGAAGTCCCGGAGGAGATCGAGAATGACGTCAAGGCCGAGGCGCTGAGGATCAACAACGACCTGGCCATTTTTGGTCGCGAGGTCAGCCTCACGAAGCTCCGCCGGAATCGGCGACGCGATCAGGAGAAGACCGGCAACGCGTACTACGAGGTGATCAGAAACCCGAACTCGTTCCGCTGGGTCGCCAGTCGCCGCCTCAAGTCCTACCGGATGAGGCTGTTGCGGCAGGACGCAGAGTTCACGCAGTACACGCTTCGCGTCCCGCAGCTTCGCGGCGACGGGACCGTCGACTACATCGAGATCCCCCACGCGAAGCGCTTCCGCAGGTTTGTCGAATCCATCGCCGCGATCCCAGATGTCGCGCGTACCGACGAGACCGGGAAGGCGTGGTCGGTGCAGCACAGATACTACAAGGAGTACGGAGACCCGCGGATCGTCGACAACAACACCGGCAGGTACGTGGAGATCGAGGAGGCCGAGAAGGACTTCGAGGACACTGGCGAGGAGATGCCGGAAGGGCGCAAAGCGTCCGAGCTCTACCACTTTGGCGACTCTGATCGCTCCCCGTATGGTGTCCCGCGGTGGGCGTCCGCCATCGTGAGCGCGCTGGGCGGTCGCTCTGGCGAGCTGGTCAACCTCTACACGCTCCAAAACCACGGCATTCCGTCGATGGTCGTCACGGTGAGCCATGGCCGCCTGACGTCGTCGACCATCAAGCGGATCAAGGACTACGTCAACAACCACGTGAAGGGGAGCGCTAACTACTCGACCTTCCTGATCCTCGAAGGCGAGGGCGAGTACGAGGGCGACGAGTCGAATCACGTCAAGATCCAGATCACGCCGCTGGCGGACACCCAGATCCGCGAGATGCTGTTCGGTGACTACATCGCGAACAACGAGGCGCGGATGGATCAGTCCTTCCGCCTGCCGCCCATCTATAAGGGCATCATCGGCGAGTAC